AAAGTGGTAAATGGCGGAACGATAGGACTTCCGGATAGGATCGCTTTGTTCAACCAGTATTACGCACTAGTTAAGTAATTACTCAAACTCGTTTAGATTTACTTCATCTTCACTGTCCAAAATGAGAATGACTTCATTTGAAAGTATTACATGATGAAGCTCACCTTTGTACATAAGTTCAATTCCTGCAAATCTATTATGTAGGATTATATCTCCTGGTTTAACTAGCATCGGATTGTTTGGAGTTCCATCGCCGCAGGCAACAACCACGCCAATATTTGGTTTCTTTACTGCCTTTTCAGGAAGCATGATACCTGACTTGGTACGGGTTTCTTTTTCTTTTGGTTTTACTACGATTCTTTCGTAAAGTGGCTTCATATTGAAGATAGATTATTTTTTAGGTTTGAAAACTCCTTAGAGTTAAATTTAGTTATTGAGTACTCCTTAAAGAATTGATCCAGTGCCTCTCTGATCTCATCTGGGAAAACCGAGATTGATAGACGTATGATTCTAATATTAAAGATCAAGTGAGTCCTGATCTCATCTATTTTATCAGCATCCTTTATTTTATTAGCTTCGGCTATCTCAGAAATTAGGAATCCAATAAATTCAGGATCAAGAGTATCAATCAATTTAAGGACTGACTCTGGATACTTATTGATGGTATTTGCAATGATTTTCTTACCCTTTAGTGGAGTTAAGCTAGTGAGGCGTGGGATATGGTCTGACTTGTCGCCAAGCAACACCTTAGTTAGGATCTCTTCTGTTGCATTCACCCTAAACTCAGCGTAATCCTTGCTCTTAAGGTTTGTGATTACTTTAGAGACGGTAGAGGATCCGATATGAGCCTCGCTCAGTGAAAAGAAATCATCCTCTTCTGTTTCAGCCTTTTCAGGAACAAGAGTCATTGGGACAAATAGCTTCTTGGTCTTACTCATCTGTTTAGGAACAATGAGCAGGACGTTTTTATCAGGATTCTCAACAAGCTGTTTTAGATCCTGATCAACTGAATAGATTAATATGTCCTCTTTGATGAGATTGCAGAGATATGCGATAATGTCATCGCCTTCTGTGCCCCTAAATCGATATGAGTTTATTCCACACTGATTCGTCATTGCTGGCATGATCACCTGTTGAAAATAGTCAAAAAAGAGGTATTGATGATCGTCATATTTTCGGTTACCCTTGTAGGTAAACTCAGTAGGTGCAGAAGTGGTCTTGAACTCAGAAGATTTGAAGAAAGAAGAAATATACTCCTTTCTCCAACTCTTCGAGTCAAAAACAAAATGAACAGACCTTAACGAAGAGCCGATTGGAACGATTAGAGAATTCAAATAAGTGAAACAAAAGTTTCTAAATGAAGTTCTAGAGTGTTCCTTCAGCATGAATTTGCCTTCATTGAAGAGGTCAGCGACCCAATATGCTTCACCAACTCTGAGGTCTTTTGCACCAGCAGATTTAGTGACGCTTATTGCAACATTAAGAAAGGCATTTCCATCTATGACAAGATCCATTGTTTTGATTTTTAAGGTTGTGTAGTTTCTTCGGTCGTTTCAGGCAAAGGTTTACGTAGCGTACGAATAGCAGTCGCTAGAGTCTCAGACTCGTGCATGCTAAATGAACCTTTCATTTGTGCGTAATTCGCAGAAGAGATAAGAACAAATATTGCTTGCTGCGGATTCATCGTCTTGAGAAAAGTCTCGTAGTTAGCCTCTTCATTGTAACCAATGGTTCCAAAAAGAAGATTTTTAGGCTGCTCTGAAGCCTGAGGTTGATTTTCTTGAGTGACTTCAGTTGAAGCCTCAGGAGTAGTTAGGTTTTCCATTTTTGCGTATCGATTTTTTATAGATCTTTGAATAGGTCGTCGTATTCGTCTGTCTTAGCTTCTGCCTTTTTAACTGGCGCCTCTACTGCAAATGGATCTTCCTCTTTTGTAGGCTTAGCCGATGCTGAAGAAAATTCCAAAGGATCTGCAGTTGGCGAATTTGTTTTTACTGGCTTGAGCTTTGCACGAACTAATTCGTTCATCTTAGCGTCTTTGCTCTTTTCAAGGATCATTTCAATCACCTTACGCTGAGGTATTGCTGCTACGATTGCTTCAGCAACCTTAGGATAAGTCTCCTCAGTCCAAGGCTGGTGAAAATACTCGTCAAGCTTTGGAGTATTTTTAAGCAGAAACTCCTGAACAAGTTTTACAACTTTTTCTTCGTTCTTAACTTGAACGAGTTTATCTCCAACTTTAAACACGAAAGGTGTGACGTCATCCATGAACTTGCACTTAGACCAGTCACGGAATTCTTTTGTTTTCTTACCTACCATGCAAAGAAAGTCCTTTCCTTCAAGGAGGTGATATGGATTTATTTTCTTGATCTCATCAAGACCGTCCATTTGTTCAGGATTCATAAGACCGTCAATTATCTGGTCGATTTGGTTTCTGAATTTAAAGATGAGGATCTTGCCCTCAAGATCAGGACGCTGTGGATCTTTTTTGATGTATACTGGCGAGTGGTGAGTGTACCATCTTGAGAAGTTATTGCCAAGTTCTGTTGCGAGTTCCGGCTCTTCTTTTTTAAGAGAACGAATAACTGATTCTATAGTCCAAAGAATAGAAGGTTGTTCTACGTTTGATGGACAGTCAACGATTAGGGATTCCTTAGTCAAAGGATTCCAAAACTTAGCAGAGTACTTTGTATACTTGCTAAGAGACTTGTCGTGCTGATAAGGCACAAATCTTATCACTGATTTGTAGGATCCGTTGTGTGCATTTGGATCTGGGTCGTAAATGTTTGGGTCAACTTTCTTTGCTCCGGCTTGCTTCTTGTTTTTTGAGAATGTTTCTTCTGGTAAATCGAAAAAGTCTGTCATGGTTTGTTATTTTTATTTTTAGATTTTATACTAGAGTTTCGGTAGATAGTTTTAACTGGAGACAAAAAATGCCTCATACGAGGCATTTTTATGGTAAACTGGCGGGGATTTCTTATTTGGTTTTGATCTCTTCCGTTAAGCTAGCACGATAGTCTTTTGCAAAAGTCTGAACAGCTGAAAGCTGTGATTTTACTTCTGCAAACTTGATAGCCTTTCTTACATCTTGTAACTTCTTTTTAAGTCTGTTACCTGCGCTCTTAACGCCTTTTCCATAGTATTTCTGAGAATCGTCTTCTGCAGCTGTTAGTAATTCTTCGATAGGTCCAAAAATAGCAAGCTTAGATTTAGCTACTTCTTCTTTGAGTTGTTCAAATTGATTCATTTTAGTCGTTTTAGAATTTTATACTTTGGGTATATGTGTGGGTTTTAAAGAGAATCGACTATTTGATCTACATTTGAAGAAAATTTTGCATCTGGGTGATTTTCAATCGCAAACTCTATCCACTTTTTCATCACCTCAGAGTATTCAGCAGGGGTGATGTATTTGGACTGAAGGAAAGGCTGTAGGTATTCGTCAAATGCTTTATCTAGAGTGATCCTTTCCTGTTTTGCACGAGCGTACATTCCCTCTACCATGGATTCAATCTCATCGTTCAATAGAAAGTATTTATAGCTCTTCTTTGAAGCATTACGTTCTTCTCCATTGGATGGGTTTGCCGAAAATGGAGTTCGATCCACCTGACTTGCCTGTTTTAAGTGTCCTATTTCGTGTGTGAGAATGTCAATGAGTCTAGCGTGTAGTTTGGTGTACAGGTGCGGCTCCTGCATCGGGTCTACTACCATTGTGATAGTTATTCTTGGTATGTAGAGATCTCCACGATTCATTTCTGAATTGGCATCTATTGAATAGCCAAGATTTTTGTAGTTTATCTGTTCCCAAGGAAGATTCTTAAAATGAGGATCCTCTTGCACATCAAAGTGTGACTTTCTTTTAAGTTCCAAGACAAGGTCAAAAGCGATAGGCTCAGTAAATTCCATTCCCTTCATGTCAGCGTATTCATCTGACTCAGGCACAGCGATTGTTCTAATCTTTCTAACTAGACCAAGAGCTAGCTTTTTTATGAATTCTTCTAGTGACATTTCGCTTTCAGCAATGTATTCTCCAAACGATTTTACCATTACTTTCTTATTTTTATGAAGGTTACATCAACCTGTTGAGTCGTCGGTTCTTTCTT